AGGGCTGAATGGCTCGTGATGGAAAGTTCATGCGGATGATCAACTACGGCAAGGTCTACCGGCCCACCAGCGAGGCCATCGACAACGCCATCGCCAGCGGCGAGTCCTACCGGCAGGTCGCAGAGGAGCTGGCCTTCGCGCTGGCTACCGTCTGCGACGCTGGTGAGATCGACCTGCAGGTGGCGAAGGATGTCATCGACACCATCGCCAAGGTGCAGCACGCCGCTCACATGTACACGTCGCAGGCCACCGGGGAAGCATGAGGAAGTTCTGGGTCAGCCTGTTCGACAACCTGTTCCTGACCGACGCCGACACTCGACAGTTGACGCTCGAGCAGCTTGTCGAACTGCTGGCCCAGCCCGGTGATGCCTTCCGCGTCAACGACAAGAGGACACTGCCGCAGTGGAGCCCCACTCGGTTCCAGCCACCCAAGCGCAAGAAGGCCAACGCCGTCGAGGCATCGTGCCTCGTGCTCGACTACGACGACGGCACGACCATCGACGAAGCGCTGCTCGCCTGGGGCCAGTGGTGCCTGCTGCTGCACACATCATGGTCGCACCGCCCGGAGGCTCACCGCTTCCGGGTGGTGCTGCCCCTCGACCGAGACATCAGCAAGTCGGAGTACCCGACAGCCTGGCGCTGGGCCGAGGACCACTGCGGTCAGGTCATCGACAAGCACTGCAAGGACATCAGTCGAGCGTGGGTCATGCCGGCCTGCGACCTCGAGGACTACGAGCAGCAGCGTCGCTATGACTTCCGCTTCATCGACGCCCCGCTCCTGCGGGTCGACGACATTCTCAAGTGGGCACCTGAGGACAACGTCGTGCCGCTGCCGTCCCTGGTCAAGCTGCGGGACACGCCCGACTACCGTGGCCTGCGCAGCCTGCACCTCGACCCCGACGCACGGGCCGAAGTCGGGCATGCCCTGGGCGGTGTCGTCAGCGACGAGGCTGTCCGCCTGGTCGAGTGCCCCCGCTGCCGGCGTGAAGCCGTGTGGTGGTGGCTCGACCCGACCCGGCAGCTGAACGCCTACTGCAACCATCGCAAGAGCTGTGGATGGAAGGGACCCATCGCCGCTCTTGTGGAAGACATCACTGACTACTCGTCCATGGAGGGATGACCATGAGCAACCGCTGGGCAAGCTGGGGCACGGTCTACACCGACGCCAGCGTTCGTGAGGGGCGCTCCTTCGTCGGGATGCGCGCTGTGTGGGGAACACTGGAGTGTCTGTCTGACCGACCGCTCCGCATCGAGGGTGCCATCGAGGCACCGACCGACATCGTGACCGTCCACGATTCATTCGCCGCCGAGACCTTCGGCATCCTGTGGGGAGCGACCATGGCCTGGGAGGCGTGGGGAGAGCAGGGCCTGGACGCCGTGGGCGTCCGCTGTGACAGCCAGTCGGCTGTGGACCTTGTGGGCCGGTGGCGTCAGCAGCGGCGTCGCCGTAAGCCGCGCCGCTTCCACGCCCGCACGGACATCGACCGCATCTGCAAGCACTTCCACAAGCGCCTGCCTCGCCACTTCTACGTCAAGACCGCCTGGGTCAAAGGACACCAGGGGACAGCGACCGTACAGGGTTGGCTCAACGACCGGGTCGACGCCCTGGCCGGAGCACGGGCTCAGCCCATCGGAGCATGCAAGTGACCACTCCCTTCTCTCCTCTCCACGACCAGCCGCACTACATCTACCGGGTGACGGGGCGGTCTGGGAAGATCCTCGCCAACACCGAGCAGCAGCTGCCCGGCGTGCTGGCCTACGGTCACTTCGAGCGGGACCGCCGCTGGTACCGCATGACCAAGGACCTGCGCGACAACCCCAGCGCAGAGGTCAACCACTACGACCACTACAAGGCCTACGTCCCGCTCAACGCAGCATGGCTGTTCGAGCACGCCATGGCTGGGGCGAACGTCACCTACGTGGTCGAGCACGCCATCAACGTGGACGACATCTTCCCGTGGCCTGACCTGAACGAGGAAGGGCTGTCGCTCATGGCCGACTACGGTCGCCGGGTCGTGTGGAAGATGATCGAGCGTGGCGAGGTCAAGCCCTTCGTCGAAGACCTCATCACCGACTACCAGGCGCGCGGAGTCTACTGGGCACACACCCGCCCCTGGTCGAAGCTGGTCTACCCCTGCGGCGCAGGCAAGACCCTGACCTCCATCCTCTCCAGCCTGACCCGCGAGGGTCCGGTGTGCGTGGTTGCTCCCGCCAAGGCTCGTCGGGTCTGGTGGGACCAGGTGCAGGAGTACACCAACATCATCCCCCACCGGGTCATCCCCAAGGGTCAGATGCGTCGCGGTGACCAGACCCTCGAGGACTACCTGGAGGAGTGCGCCGCTGCTCGGCGTCGGCCCTTCGTCGTGTTCGGTGCGCAGTCCCTGCCCGACTACGTCGGCGACGTTGCCGCACTCAACCCGGCCGTGCTGGTCATCGACGAGCTGCACACCTTCGGTCAGCCGAAGCGGTGGAAGGCCATCTTCAACAGCAGTGGCGAGGTCGAGTTCGAGAAGCGCATGACCAAGACGGAGACGCGCGAGACTCGAGCGGTCGCTGCCATGGACGTGAGCCGACTGCCCACGCTCAAGCTGCGCATCGGCCTGACGGCCACGCCCCTCGACGACGGACGGCCCCGGCGGCTGTGGAGTCAGCTCGACCTGCTCGCTCCTGGGGCGTACGGCATGGGCTTCGGTTCGTTCGCCAAGCGCTACTGCGCAGCGAAGGAGGGCGAGTACGGCGGCCTGGACGACAAGGGCAGCAGCAACATGGAAGAGCTGAAGTACCGCGCCGCCTACATGATGCAGGAGGTGACGCACACTGAGTCACACGGTCAGTTGCCGGCGACTCGAGTGCAGGTGGTGTGGCTCGATCCGTCGGACCAGAACCGACCCGGTGCCTTCAAGCGGCTCATCGCCAAGGCGGAGAAGGAGGCGCTCGCCTCGCACAGTGAGCTTGACCAGGAGCGGGCGCTCGAGGCGAACCTCATGGAGGCTGCCAGCCGCAAGCGCAAGTACGTCATCGAGGAGGTGCTCGAGGGTCTGCGGGGCGGCGGCAAGGTCGTGCTGTTCACGGCACGTCGCCAGGACTGCGAGGACTGGGCGTCGTACATCGAGAAGGCTCTGACCAAGGAGGTCAAGCAGAAGAACTTCGGTGGCCGCATGCCGACCATGTGGTGGGGCCACGGCGGTACGGACGAGCGAGAGCGTGAGGACATGGTCGCTGCGTACCGGAAGCACGACGGACCGTGTCTGCTCATTGGTACGGGGCAGGCGTTTGGCGAGTCGGTCGATGGTCTGCAGACCTCGGACCTCGCCATCTTCGCCATGCTGCCCTGGCGGCCTGGCGACTTCGAGCAGTGGAAGGGGAGGTTCGACCGCATCGGTGGTCGGCCGACGCTGCTCAAGGTGGTCTTGGCTCGGAAGTCCTACGACGAGAAGGTCGCGGGCATCCTGGCTGACAAGATCACTCCCATCAAGGAGTTCCTGGCTGCGGAGCAGTACCAGGGCATGGACGACAAACTGCTTGGCATCGACGACCATGACCGCATGAAGGCGTCGGTGTTGAGCGCACTCTTCGGAGAGGACGCATGAGAGACGCAACCATCATGGTCGTGAGCGGAGTCACGATGCTGGGACTGTTCAGCATCCTGTCCGCCGCCAACGCTTCCAAGCTCAACGACATCGAAGAGAAGGTCGAAATCCGCAACGACCTCGTCAGCGGCAAGGCCAACTACCTGCCGGGGGCTGCCTGCGTCATCGCGACGTCGGCTGAGCAGACCCCCGCCGACATCATCAACTACGCCAGGGCGTGTGCGAAGGCGCACGAGGACTGGCTCAAGGAGCAGCAGTGAACACTCCCATTCTCATCGACACCGGTCGAAGCACCACGGGCTGGTCCTTCTGGGGACCCGCCTTCACCTGCGACCGGCTCTGGTTCATCATCAACGTCAAGCAGCGACAGTTCATCAACGCCGAGGCCCTGACCATGGGGTCGATGGGCCACACGGTGCTCGCTCACTACTACGCCCAGCTGGGTTGCAAGCAGGGCGGCTTCGAGTACGAGGGAGAGTTCATCGCCGACGATGACCACTTCCTGCCGCCCGAGGAGGCCGTGCGTGAGTGGGCTCGCCTTCGAGAACTCGAGGGCACCGAGGCCACTCCCTACCTTGCCACCATCTTCGACCTGTTCCGGCGCTACCTCCAGAAGGAGCCGTACGTCTCTGACCAGGTTGTCGCTGTGGAGCACCAGGCGAAGCTGACCCTGGGCTACAACCACGAAGGCGAGTTCGGTCTGTGGATCGACAAGAACCTGGCAGAGGCCAAGCTGCTCGACTGCCCTGGTCTCGAGGAGCCTGTGGCCGGAGTGCCCGGCCTGCAGCACGGCAAGCCCATCGAGGTGACCAAGCGGTTCGACCTCGTGATGCGGCACAGCGCTGACGGTCGCACCTACATCTGGGACCACAAGGTGACCGGTGGCAGCGTGAGCAAGACGAGGGCGGAGCAGTACTCGATGGACGGCCAGTTCGCTGTCAACCGCATCATGGGCCAGCAGCTGTACGACGACTTCGGTGGCGTCATCTTGAACCTCGTGCAGCGGCGCAGCCCCTGGACGGTGAGCCGTCAGCACGTGCCGCCCACTCCCTGGCGGGACGCGCAGCTGGCTCGTCAGGTCTACTCGAAGGCTCACTCGCTGGCGAACCAGCTGGTCAACCACAAGCGCCAGTACGTGACCGAGGGAGACTGGCGGATGGCTCAGAACGAGCTTGTCTGCTACCACCGCTACGGCAAGTGCGGTGCCTTCGACCTGTGCCAGTACGGTCCGGAGAGCGAGTGAAGCTCGCGTTTACAGTCCGCCCCGACTGTAAACAACAAACAGGCCCTGCCGGCTGAGATCCGTGTGTTACAGTCGGCGGGCCCCTCGGGGCACTACCACAACAACAACATCACTGGAGGCGACCATGGCTCATGCCACGGTCATGGGTCTGGTCTACGGCCAGCCCAAGCGCATGAAGACCTCTATGGTCGCGAGCGCATTCCCTAACGCCCTATGGATTCCGGGCGAGGGAATCAACGCGATCAAGAGCGTCACGCAGAACGAGTGGGGCTTCGAGCCCACCGTCTACGATCACCCGGTCAGGACCCTCGTGGACTTGATCGACGTCCTGA